ACACCGTTATAAGCAGTGGGCCTTAACCAATAGGCGACAGTCCCGCGAACAAGACAATCATAAGGCATCAACCTCAGATTGTCAAGTGGGCAGGGAGGGATTTGAACCCCCGTAGGCAGAGCCAGCGAATTTACAGTCCGCCTCCATTAACCACTCGGACACCTACCCGATTAGAACTTAAATTTTCTAGGTTCTGCTGGTGGTTTTTCCCCCACCAACTCATTAATAATAGCACTCTCTGATTGCTCAGTCAACCCCTCTGTGCCGCTTGGAGAAGTGTCTGGGCAGGTTGAGTCCCATACAGAACATATTCTCATTGGAGGTGCTAGTGACTTACATTCAAGCGTATAGCAGAGGGTCTCATCGTTCTTCTCATCAACATATCGTGGTTTATATTTCTGATCTGCTTCTCTCATAATTCTATTGTATTCATCTTCTACTTCTCTGAGTGCTCTATCTACTTCTAATTCTGCTCTTGCATCTCTTTCTGCTTCACTATCTATTCTTGGACTATCATCACCTAAACCAAAATGCTGAATGATTGCATTATAAATTTTCCATAATTGTCTTTCATCTATCTTAAACCAAATGGATAGTGAAGAAATGAGTAATACGATGATTGAACCTAAAATAAAATCTTTAAATCTTTTTGCCCTTACGTCAGGGAGAGTTGTAAATTTTCCATCCCTGATTTCAAAGAGTCTAAACATCCTTTTCGTATTCTTCGATTGCCTTATCAACCACTCTATGTATGCGATAAGAGATTAATTCGTCATCCCTAATAATATAATCATTCAGAGTTTTAATTCCCATTTTTTGTTGGAACTCATCTAATAGATTGAATGCTTTTCTTTTATCTACTCCAGGTATGAGTGCAACAGTATCTAATGTTAGATGAATGATTGCTCCTAACTTGATTGTTTCTTTAAGTGATTTCTTTTTATCTCCAAACTTAAACTTGAAGATATTGAACTTACTCTTGTCCATTCCAGTATTCCTCCAGAGCATCATCTAACATCTGTTCAGTATCTATATTCTTTTTTGGTTCTCTAAGTTTTTTAGTATCAAAGGTTAATGTAGGAGTTATAGATCCATTATCTTCTACTTTAATCTTAGCACCAAATATATTTCGCTTAGGTTGAATATTGACTTGGTTATGTGCTTCAAGAGAAATACTTAAGTCTTCATTCTCTACTTTTAAATATCCACTCTTTGCTATTATGTCTAAAGCATCTTTCTCATCTGGAAGATTATCCATAGAGACTCTTAAAGCTACTTAATATTTATCTTTCAACCTCCACAAAGGTAATTATAATGATTTTATAGAGGTGTGTCAAGACATTAAAAAAGGGGTGAGTCCTTACCCACCCCTTAATTATTTTATTGTATCAAACTTCTACCGTGATCAGTTTGGAAGCATACTCATGAGCATACGAAGTGCGAGCACCATGGTGCCCCCAACCAATCCAACTATACGCATAGTCCATGTAACGATCAATAGACTTACCAGGAGTTTTCATCCTGTCTTCGATACGTTGCCATTGAACTTCAGTTGTCAGATAACGAAGTTGCGTGTGAAGTGCTGATGGAGAACCACCATACTTCTTAGCAAAATCACCCAATCCATAATATCTATTGGCAGATGTCCATTGAATCAGTCCGTAACCGCCACCGCAGTTACTCCAACTGGTTCTGCTACCTCCTTCGCAAATATTAGGTACGAATGTGGATTCTTGCCTAATATTGCCCATGATGGTAGCAAGGGCGTTTCTGTCTTTAACACCACGATCCTGGAAAAATGCCAGGGTAGCATTCTCATGTTCATTACACCCTTTACAAATTAGCCTTTTTTCTTTTGGCTTTACGGGAGCAACCTTTTTGGTCGCTGTCGGTGCTTCAAACTCCTTAATAATACTGAATGGAGGTGGTCCTTGCACAGGAGGAGGTGGAAACAAGGGCAGTGATGCCGTACTGGTTGTAACCGCGGCCGCGAGAGGCAGGGCTACTGTAAAGAAATTTTGCATTAAAATCGATTGAACTCTACATCCGTATAGGCAAAGGAGAAGTTCCCCTTCTCAGGGGCAGCGCCCACGGCTCTAAATCAAAATCAAATTCTCATAATAAAAAACCCTGCTCATAACAGGGATTTCTACATAATAAGTTAATATTTAGAATTTGTCAAGTTGTTGGTTTACCGAACATCAACTTCTTGGTCATCAGTCCAATCCTCATCCTCTAGGCAAAGATAAGTGATTTCATCCTCACCTTCAGGGAGATTGATCCACTCATCAAATTCTGCAAGGAGTGCCTTAGCATTCTTATGCCTATCTGCCTCATGTAGCAACTCAATCTTATCCATTGCCCAATCACGAATGTGGTTAACTGGATCAATCTGAGTTTCCATAATAATCTTTTCGGAAGTACCTGTTGAGGATGTTGCTATTGTAGAAGGCTGGTTCTCCGTTGTCAAGGGATTCGGTGAGGACATTGTGGGTGAAGAGTCGTCTGGTCTCCTCAAAGTTTGTTTTGCCCTTTGTTTTATGTAATGATAGGATAGTTCTACTAAAATTTTGTCTACCAATTTTGATAATGTCTTCTTTAAGTTCCGGACAAGACCCATAATAGTTTTTCCAATCGGATTCGGATTTTACTTTTCGTTTTTTACCTTTTGGTGTTCTAAACGACCAAAGATACTTCCTACCAATATATTTTTTCCCATTGAGATTATTTTCTATCAGATAAACAAACCCAAAATAGTCCTCAATATCGGCACTGGTGAAAGGACTCCCATTATAGATCCAAGGGTTCTCATAGTCAATATCTGTACTCATCAATTATATCAAGGACTTCGTTCAGGTATTTATGAGCAAGTCCTTTCATATCCATCTCGGGTCTAATGTGATCGTTGTGAAGATTGTTCTTCAATTTTAAAACACGAACTTTTATTTCGTCTTTGGTCAGTTGATTCTTAGGCATAAAAAAGAGGAGATTTCTCTCCTCTATCTATTAGATATCATTTAACCATTCTTTGGAAAAGTTATAATCTCCAAACAAATATTCATCACATTCTGCTGCTTCTTTGTATGCGTTCAAGATTTCCTGTTCGCACCATTCATCATAATTGGAATCCTGCGAAAGTATTTTTGGTAACATCTTGTTTAATTCCTCCTACGACGTAGGATTCTACCTCCGTTTCCTGGGGTGCTACCTGAAGACCCTTAGAGGAAATCCAGTGCTGAGTCCAAGGAAGTGGATTGTTGTTTGCTGAGATATCGTATTGGGGTTTTAGTCCAATTGCTTTTAGTCTTCTGTTTGCGATCCACTCTACGTATTGCTGAAGAAGTTTATCATTAAGACCAATCATACTACCATCTTTGAACAGATAATCTGCCCAACGCTTTTCTTCATTTACTGCACGATCAAACATCGCATAAACCCATTCTTCTTCCTCTTTAGCAATTTGCTTCATTTCTGGATCATCACCATCACGCCATTTATTAAGAATATTCTGGGTGATTGCTAGATGTTGGTTTTCGTCTCTTGCGATAAGAGAGATGATCTTAGCGGATCCTTCCATAAGCTTAAGTTCACCAAAGGCGAAACTGCAAGCAAAACTAACGTAGAAGCGAATACCTTCAAGAATATTAACGTTTGCGACTGCTCTATAGAGTTTTCGTTTGACATCATTGATTGTTTCCTTAGCGTATGAAACTCCCTCAAGATTGTGCAACCAGGCATTGGATGCACCATAACCTTGTGCGGATTGAATGAAGTCATCATAAGACTCTGTGACGCTCTTAGCACGCTCTAGAATGCGGTTGTCACTAATGATGGTATCAAACACCTCAGATGGGTCTGAATATACATTTTTGATGATGTAAGTGTATGAACGACTATGAATCATCTCCATAAATCCCCATACCTCCATACACGCTTCCAATTCTGGAAGTGAGCAGTATGGAATAAATGCCATACCAGGACCACGACCCTGAACGGAATCAAGCATAATCTGATACTTCAAGTTAGAAGTATAGATGTGCTTTTGCTCAGGACGTAGTGTCTGATAATCTCCACGATCTTTTTGGAGGGAGACCTCCTCAGGTCTCCAGAAATAACCAAGTTGCT